TTTTGGGATGCAATTTTAACCCTGTTCCTTTTAATAAATCGTATTTTCCTCCCTCTTTCAACAAATCGTTTACTGTAACAGTCATTGGGCCTAATTTAACGACATTTTTTCGTTTTAGCCCACTTGCCAGATTCTCACATTTGATTTCAATAGGTGTGCTTACACTGCATTTTACGATATAACCGTCAAAATCGGGAACGTTCTTGACAAATGCCTCTTTCTCCATTGCCTGAAGTCTCTCGGTCGCATTTTTGAAGACCTTTCCTCTATCTTTATAATAGCCTAAATATATCCGGATACGTTGTCCTACCTTAAAATCAGTCGGCTGGGCTGTCGAATATCCTTTTCGCTTTTCTACAACTGTACCGTCTATTAAACGCTCTGTATAAACAGTAGTTGCACCTTCTTTTTCTATGTTCTCGGAAGTTATAGTGCGTTTAATTACGGTTCCTCTTGGGAATCTGACAGAAGCTGAATTAATAAGTTTCTTATAAGTATCGTTTATCTCAATACTTTCACATTCCCGAATAACAAGGCATTTATTTTCATCTGGATCGTTAATTTCTATAACGTCACTATTAGCTTCCCATATTAGGATTTTACAGCACAATATATCAAGGCATTCTTTACCATCTATAATTATTGCTTCTGGAAGTTTCATACTTAAATGGTGTTAGAAGTTAATGATTCAATCATTTGAGCGGCTTGATTAGCAGCAGATGCTTTAACCTTATCAAGAAGAACTTTGGCCCAACCTTGTTTTTTCATTTGAGAGATTTCAAGGTTTGTTCCATTTATGGTATCTTGCACTACATTAACCGCGTCATCCGGTTCAACGGCAACACATGTAAAACTATATGGTTGAACATTCTTAAAGCCTTCATTTTGCCCCATATTGAAGTCTTTTATCAGAATTTGTGTCACATTGAACTGTTGAAACATGAGATTAAATACCTGGATAACTCCTTTATGTTGCATCAATGTTATAAATTTGGAAACTTCTGCATACGGATATACATCCGGATAATTGCTAACAATCTTTCCTGTTACAGTAAAATTTATATCGCCTCCTGAAATCAATTCTTTACGTGAATAATCTCTTCCTTGTACCTTGGTTAATACAAGATTGTTAGAACTTTGTGCTTGCACTATAGCACCTAAGTCTAAGAAAACAGGATCGCCGGGCACCTTTACTTCCGTAGCAGTGTTAAGTGATGAACTGGCAGCAGCTTCATTGCTCAATCCTTTTATTTTATCCCAATAAGTATTGAATTGAACCGTTTGAACCTGGCCGCTTTCATTTTTAATCCAAAGAAGTAAACCTTCATTGGCAGGTTTACCTTGATACTTTAATACAACCCCTTGTTTATTAAAGGTATCTTCATCTGCCTTCTGACCGTTCGTTATGATTTTCTGAAGCTCTTGACCTTGGTTCTTCTGATAGGCTGCGGTGGCATTCTTTCTGTCCAACTGGCGTATATATTTGGGATAAAGATCGTTGATGGTAGCAAAAGTCATTTGCATCATCGTTCTTTTGGCTGCATAAACAAATACATTACTATATCCTCTATTGGATATAAATTTCAATTGTCCATCTCTTTTTCTATAATTAGCTGCATAAAAGGCGGCATTCACACCGGTGTTTGCCAGCCCTTTACCAACATTAATCGTTAAATTAGAAAATGTAGAGCTTATAAAACTCATATTACATCATATTTGCATTAAAATCTTGAACTACATCTAACAAGGCGGTTGCTAATTCTTGTTTTACGTTTGTTATTGCCGCAACTTGTCTATCATCTGTCATATCAATTGTTTGATGATCCACGCGCATTAGATTTTCTATTCGTACTATTAATTGTTTAGGAGCTGCATTATAATTATTATGACTCCTATATTGAGACTGGTCGGCTCCGTTATGAAGGCTGGAGGCTAAATCTTGCTCTTTGTTACCAGCCGTAGGGTCCCACTTAAATGTATCTTTAGCATTTTTAGGGGTATATATTTTCCCACTTTTATCTACCCACTGTGGAGTAGCGTATGGAGCTATTGTTTTAGCTATATACTGTGCCCCGTCAAAAATCGCTTTATCACCTTCTTTCTGTGGACCATAAAAACCGCCCGTAGGAAGTTCGTACCCATTTTTAAGTATATTTTGGAAAGAAGATCTATTTATAAATGGGGCGAAAAGTGGTTTGTATTTAACATCAAGTTCATTGTAAAAGGCTAAAATATCATCAAATGTTTTTGTGATATGACCGGAAATTTCTTTAACATTAGATTTTTCAGGTAATCCAAATTTAGAGGGGTTATTGTATATATCCTGTACATACTTCAACCATCCTTCAGTTCCAAATAGACCAGCTTTAGTATCAAACAAAAGTCCGAAACGGTTTTGCAATACAGTTTGGATCTTCATTGGATCAATAGTCTTTCCTGCATCGGCATCTTTTAACACAGAAGCAAAATCATTCCATGTATTTATTGTTTTCTGCATAATTTGCATAAGGTGCCGGATATATGCTTGTGAACGATGCACATCACCTTCAGTCATCTCGTCATGGAATGTTTCTGTGCTAATCCAGTCCCATCGAGAATCCCAACTATTCATCTTAGGTATAAAACGCTCTGCTGCATTGTCTAATATTCTTGATAAATCTTCTGAACTATTAGCAGACACAGCGTTATGCAAAAGATATTTGCTCAAAGCCATATTCTCTTTAGAATTATGGTCTGCTAATTGGGCCAGCATCATTTGGACGGCCACTTGTTCGCTTATATCTCCGTTTCTTGCAAAAACATTTGTATTCGTTCCACTTAAAGTACGACCATGTAACTCATACGCATAATAATTTTCACCGTTCAGACCTTTTTTGACAGTCTGTTTCATTCCCAGTGCGCCGGATAATGACTGGAAGGCTTTATCTACACCTGTCCATTGGTCTGCGGCTTCTAATCGTTTTAGTAATTCCGGGTCTCTACCTGCGGCTGTGTCAAAGAATTTGGTTTGGTCGTCTACACTTTGTTTGGGACCATTCTTTTCTATCCAGTAACGATGCCATAATTCAGCGGATTGAGCAATACGCTCGTTTTGGGTTAACAATTCATTATTGAAAATACGCATATTTCCAATCATTAAGGCATCTGGATCGGATAGATTCAACTTGTCAACATTCAAATTACGATAGCTTTGTGCCCATGCTTCATTGGCTTGACGAGCAGCTTCTGTAGCTTTATGTGCTTGATATATTTTATAAACCAATGTTCCTATACCAATAGTGGCTCCAGTTACCCATCCAAATGGAGTTGTGAAGAACCATTTACCTACTGTTCCTATTATACTTGCGAGTGTGGGACCTGCGGCACTTGTATTGATATTTGTTGTAGATACAGCAGCTCCTGCAACACCTGTGCCACCTCCTAATAAACCGGCTCTTCCAAAAAATCCACGGCCAATAGCTTGTCCAATAGAAGCAATACGTCCTATTTGGGTATGTCTACTAAATGCGTATAATTGTATCATATAATTTAATGTACGTTGCATTAAACCTGCAAAATTTTTCATACCCAAAATCCAACTTCCAAACAATACGCCTCTAATCATAATGAAGGTACTTAATATGCTTTGCCCAATACCAGCAATAACTCCTAATATCATTTGAACTTTAACAAACCATACAATGCCATTTTTGATCCAATCAGGTGTCCAATTCCAAACATTCATAATGCCTTTAAACACACCAACAATAACATTTGCTATTTTCAAAAACATGTCCATTGCATTTCTCAATGCAGTTGCAAACTCTGTGGATTTCATTAACTCAATCATGCGTTGCAGAAAGTCTCGGATTACTCCTTGCATTTGTTCAAACCCTTGCATTCCAGTTTCTGTAAATGCCGAGGTCATCTGATACCAAAGACCCTGTATGGTGTTTTTCTTTTCGTCAGCCAGGTCGGATGCAAGCCCCATTGACTTTTTATTGAGTCCGGCTACTTCTTGCATCTTTGCTACATTATTTATTAATGCTAGTGCACCTGGAGCCGCTGTTACCCGAAACATCTTGTTGATTAGTGTTGAGAAATCACCAGCACTCATGGTTTGTTGTTTTTCATGTAAATCACTTAAAATGTCAGAGAGATTCCGAAGATTTCCGTTTTTATCTTTTGTGTTGATGCCTAATATGTCCCATGCTTCTTGACCTCTTTTAGTAGGGTTCATCATATTTAATAGCATCATACGTAACGTAGTACCTGCGTGAGAACCTTTGATACCGGCATCGCCTAATACACCAAAAGCTGCCGAAGCAGTTTCAAAATCTAACCCTGATTGATGGGCGACAGTACCGGCATATTTAAATGATTCAGCTAATTCTAACAATGTTGTATTCGTTTTTGTGAACGTCATCGTAAGAATGTCAGCTGTGTTATCCATTTGTTTTGCTGGGATTTCATAAGCGGTCATAATGTTGGTTACAACATCCGCTGTTTCTCCCAAGTCTGTATCACCTACAAGTGCAATATCAGATATAGGTCGGATAGCATGTTTTATTTGATCGACATCATATCCTGCCATAGCTAAGAATTTTCCAGCTGATGCAACTTGTGGAGCTGTATATTTAGTTTCAACTCCAACTTGACGCATTAATTGGTTCATTTCATTAAATCTAGCTTCAAATCCCACTTTTTTATCGTGAGTCTGGAGGATATTCTTTGTCGTTTTGGCTATATTATCATAGGTAGAAGCATCTCTAAATACAGAAGTTACTCCAGACATTAAAGAGCTAAGTCCATAGGCAATTCCCATACCCTTAATCATTTCGCCTGCAACATTTGTACCTGTGTTGGCGTATGTTGGACCTAATACTTGCCGAGTAGATGGATACAGATAAGTGCTTCGTCCTGCTCCAGTCTGTCGTGTTGAAGTGGAAGTCGTACTTCTAGTTGTGCTGCCAGATACCCCCTTAGATGCGCCAGCGGCACTGGCTGTAATGGTTATTTTACTATTCGACTTAATCTGTTCTATTTTCTGTATTAACCTATCAAGACTATTTATTGCTTGACCTACATTAGCTTTTGGTTTTATTTCCTTACCATTAATTGCATTAATGGCTTTATTCAACTTTTCTATGCTGGAAGCTGAATATGTAGGTCTGCCCATTGCCCCATTTAGTGCAGTCTTTGCCTGTGATTTTATATTATTGAGTTTAGTTAAGATGCGATCTAAACCTGCTTCGGCTGCACTTGTATTGATTTGTATGTTTATAGGTTTGGTCTTAATAGAGGCCAATGCTGAATTAACCTTACCGATGCTTTTTGCAACAACATCAAATCGCTTTGTTAATGCTTCCATTTCAGCTGTGGCCTGCTGAAATTTACGTATAGACTCTAAAGCTGGATTAGAGTTAACGTTTATCTGATAATTAACAATATAATTTTCTGCCATCTTTTTGTATTTTGATTTTCTAAAGAATAGCGGTTTGGTACCCTGAAAGATTGAAAAAGCCCCTTATCCGACAGAGGATAAAGGGCTACGTAGAAAAAACGAGTAATAAGACACTTTACGCAAGCATTCCAAGTGCACTTGCTTGTTGAGTTATGAGCATTTTGCTGTGGAGCCATACGGCATCTTCAGAAAGCATTGCAAATTCTTCATCGTTTAACTCATCAAGGTTTACGCTGGGAAAATAATGACGGATAAATATCAGTCTATGACGAATAAGTTGATCGTCTTTTACTTCCCAGCTTTTGATAAATTTACGAGTTTTCCTTTGCGCAACTCGATGATTTGAGCCAGGTGTGGCATCAAGCCATAGATGAACAAGGAATCATCTTTAATCAGTTCTTTGTCGCCATCGACAAAGCAATCTTTTGCCAATTCTCGCATGGCACCGGCCTGGTCCTTTTGGGAGAGAGACAAATATTTACTGAATGTCGGGAAAGGCGGCTGTTTAAAATAACCGATATAATATGGCTTTTCGCCTTCGTCTTCATCTCCTTCCACAAAAATCGGGAATACACGTTTTAGTTTGGGATCTGAATCTTTCAGCTCTTTTACTTTCTTTTCAATCTCGGTCTGAATATCTTCAGGCAAGAAAAGGTCTTCGTTTACATTTTCCATTATAATTATGATTATTGATGTTTATCCAAGAATAGAAGTTATAATGCTGGTAGGTTGTGTGTGAATGCAAATAAAATGTTAAATGTATATTCTCTATATAAATTTATTTGGTATATAAAATAAATCTATTACCTTTGCAACATATAAAAAAGCAACGCCTTACTTTCTTGTAAGGAAATGAGCCACTCATAAGTGGCTTTTATTATTTTTATGAGAGATTTTGTAGATTGGAAATAAAACGTTACGTTTGTAACGTAAAAAGTGCATATTTGAGCTTAGTCGTCAATTCTGCACTATAAAACGGATAATAAGGGGATGTGTTAACGCATCCTTTTTTTTATTTTATAGATAAAATAAAAAGCGAGCCGTTTTCAACTCGCTTTTCGAAACAATATTATACCGGAAGTTATAGCCAAGAACTAGTTCCTTCTCCTGTGATAATATCGAAAGGATTCAAATTGAATTCTTTCGTAATGTTTGTATCATCTTGTTTACTTTCCATTCCGTCTTCGTTAAAAAGGCATCCCTTTAGCGTTACAGTTTCGGCGGTCCAGTCTTCACCGGCATAAGCATTAGTAAATGAGATGATCAAGTCAAATTCTCCCAAATCCATTAAAGAACCAGCCAATGCTCGGAGTTGGGAAACGGTATTATAATCCATTGTAATGGAGGCTGTACAGGTTTTGTTGCCAAAACCACGATTGATAGCATTTCCTCCAATACCGTAGTTATTTTCAACTTTACGAGTCTTGTTCCACTTGATTTCAGAAACTCCTTGCATAATAGTAGAATCTTCTGAAATATCCAATGCTGGTATGGAAATGCGGATCATAGACCAGCTGTATGCTACATTGTTAATTATTGCCATCTTGTTAATTATTTATTGGTTAATGCCAAGCCCTCGACTACTTCAATACGGGACGCTACACCCACCGGAACAAGTGAATATTTAATGATTAGTGTATCATTCTTTAATACATTTTGATTCTTGTCAATTGTTACAGAAAAACCTGAAATTTCTTCATTATTCTGCATAGTTGTGAGGATGTCAGAGACAATGTTTTGAAACATCGTAATCTTGGCAGAAGATAGGTATCCAGTGCTGGGATCTACTTTCAACGGAGAATTGACATAAGGCAATAATGCGTTGCGTACAGCACGTCTTGACTTATGAATTGTACGGTTTCTAGCAACTGTTCGGTAATCTCCGTTTGAACATGTTTGGTCTTTAGAGAAAAAAACTCCACTTTCCAAACCAGAATATTTGCACAAGAAGATATATCCCTTATCGTCCAGATCATCCAATTGGATTTTATTCAAAGATGAGTACTTTAATGTACTTGTCAACTTACTTTCGCTATTCAAAGTGACATCTCCGAATCCCATTTCAATATCTGGGAAATAACCAATCAAATTGAACTTATTTACCCATGCGAATGATTCTTGTACGCTTGCCGAAGCGATACATCCGAGTGCAGCTCCAATATTTCCTACAGGAGTGAGATTTTGATTAGCAAGCTGCATCGCTGATACATCAGCGTCTAATCCCTGGCCAAGCAATACACTGACAAACCGAGCATTAATAACACATGTCGGTATTTTGCCCAGTTCTACTTTCTTCACAGATTCTTCAGCTGTTGCAATTACTGCGGAATTTGCACATAACAAGATTGATAAAGGAGCATTTTCATCAGCTAAAGACGCAGCTTTGGATTGCAGATCTGTAACTAGGTCAATGCTATATGTTTCTGCTTCCGGATCTGTTTGTTTCCACAACGATTGTTCAGTCCAAATGCCGAGTTGGTTAATCATACCATGTGCTGCACGTTGCATTTGTTCTATAGCATTCCAATCTATACCACAGTCTGCAAACATGATAAACAAACGTCCTGTGCTTCCTTGTATTCCAAAGAAATGATTGATATGATAATAAGGAATTCCAAACAGTAAATCCTTTTCAGTGTCACCGGAGTATGCGGTAATGCCAAGTTCTTTCAAATCATCCATAGAATTGATTTCAATAACATTACCTTGTAATTTGTCTTTTACGGCCAAACCAGCACCTTCTTCGAAGAATTTAGCTTGTTTGGAAATATCAAACAGCAAACCTGTGACTTTTTCAGTTGAGGTTGTAGAGCTTGTTCCAATGTTTCCATCGGTATCACTCATAAAAACGCCACCTAATGCCATATTTGTAAATTTTATTGTTTGTAATACGGATTTTGATAAAGAATAGCATCCTTCACCCAATTAGGTTGTGCATCTGCGGTGAATACACCACCTTTGGAATCAATATACAATGCCGGATAGCCAGGATATTTTTGTAACAGTTCTTTTACGAATTCTGGTATTTCATCTTTTTCTTTTGTTTTGTCTTTTTTTTCAGGTTTTTGAGAAGATTCTTTGATAGAGGAGGTATCTGGAGTTTCAACAGTGTCTTGCTCTTGTTTTTCAGATTCTTCATTTGAAATAACCGGTGTTTCTGAAGTAACTGTAGGATCTTGTGTTTTAACCTCTTCTGTAACCGGAGCTTCTGTATTCTTTTTTCTAGCCATAACTTAAATTTAAAAAGGGAATGGAGCACTTACTCCACTCCCTTGTGATATAATAGTCTATTACTTTTGATTTTTAGCCACCGCTTACAACTGTATTCTTGTATGCTGTCCATGCAACGATCTCTGCCGGACGAACAATGTTTACGTCCATTTTCATTCGCATCTGGAAGAAATACAATTCGCTGTTAGCTTGCAGTCGTTCAACTTTTACTACTTCTGCATCATTTGCATAGTCAACCCCCATCCATAGGTTAGACTCCATACCGGTAGTAAATTCTCCGAGTACGATAGTGTGCTCTGGGATGCCAACAATAGGTACAATACGCTTACCTTTGAAGCGATAGTCGTTGACTTTAGTATTGTCCGAGTATTTCACCGTCTTGTCGCTCAAATATTGGTCATATAAATCCCAAATATCCCAGCCACACACAAATACCAACCCTGCTTTCTTACGGATTTGTTTCGGGCATTTCTTCCACATAGCATTGAGTGCGGCTTCTACACTGGCACCTGTGCTTAATTCTGTAGTACCGGCAATAATAACTTGCCCGCCAGCTTTTTCCACATCTGTTGCATCTGTTGCGGTATTTGCCAGAATACGTTTGATTGCACCGTCAAAGTATTTCATTGGGCCACCGGCATTTTCACCTCCAATCGTTGTACAACCTTCAGGAGCGGTAATTTTTGCGGCTGCTGAACCACCTTTTGCGGAGCACCAAATAGACTCACCGATATACTCATTCTTTCGATCCATCAAAAGGCGCAGCATTTTAGCCTGTACTTTTGGGTCTAAGTCACGGAATACCAAATTACCTTCCGGTTGGGCGAATTTGTAATACTTTTCATAGTCACGAGGGTTAAATTCAAGGTACACCATGAATTCTTGTGGTTCCAGATAACGTTCTGTGAATGTGTATTGGTTCAGTCCACCAGTGGTTCCTGCTCCTGCACCATGAGTCGAGTTTGGAGTGGGAACGTTATCTTGAATTACTTTTCCCAATTGAATAGTGGGGATGGTGTATTTGAACTGGATTCCAGATTTGATATGAATCAAACCTTCTTTGTATGTATCATTCCCTTGCGCGGTATATGTCAGGAGGTCATTAAGGACCTCACCAGAATATGTGTTTTGCGCAAAATTTACTGAACTTGCCATGTTGTTTATGTTATTTTGTTTTTAGTCAAGTGTTTTAAATTGGAAATCTGTTCCTACGACAGCTTCAACAGCCTTAGCCATTTTCTTTTCTGCCTCGGTCATCTGATTTTTTGCATTTTCAATGTTGGCAGGATCATTTGCAATTTCAGCAGAAATTTTATCACGTTTTGGAATGGAATTCAGCGTTGCCTGCACCATTTCAAAATCGTTTTGAGCCATTTCCACCCATTTAGGTTTTGCATCAGAATTGATTTTACCTTCAGCAATTGCATTGTCAACGAACTGTTCGATAGTCTCTTTACGTTTTGCCTCTTCAGCATCTTTGTAACTTTTCAATTCGTTCTTGACAGTTGTCAATTCGTTTTTAACATTGGTAAGTTGCGCATCCAATCCTTCTTTCTGAATTTTCAAAGCATTGTATGAAGCCTGAATTTCTGCTGCCTTGTTTTCCGCATTTTTCAATGCGTCAATTCGGGTAATAACAGCTGAAACTTCAGAGGTTTTCTCCAAACCAAGCTGGGCGCATACAGAACCAAATGCAAATTCTTGTTCTTTGTCCATTGTTTTTTGTGAATTTGAATTTTCTATTTGATTTTGATTAGGAATAGAACTGGAATCATCAAGTGGTTTAAAATCGCCCAGTTCTGTATTGATAGAAGCCATGATTTTTTGAAGGGCGTTCGCTTCCACTACTCCTTCAATTTGATCTTTTACTTTATTACAAACCTGTTTAGAGGTTTTTAAAACACATTCTGCTGATAATATACCGGCGTTTACGGCAGATTTTGCATCGAAGTAAGTTCCATCACAACCTTCTTTTCCATCCATGATTTCTCGAACCTTAGCTTTCGTCAGACCAAATCTTTTATGATATATGGTTTCAATCTGTTTCTGAAAAGCATTTACAATTTGTTCATTGTCTGGGTTGCATGACTTTTCGTCACGTATGAAGGGGTTGTGGATCATTAAAATAGAATAGTCACGCATGTAAGAACGAGTTCCTGCCGCCCACAGTACTGAAGCCATTGATGCTGCCAATCCTTCTACAATTGTTTCAACTTCAATGGGACATTGCTGTATAATGGAGAATGTTCCCATTCCGTACAGAACGCTTCCACCTTCACTATTAATGCTGATTACAATTTTCGAGGGTTTAACGTAATCTTGTATCCATAAAAATTCATCATTAAAATTACGTGTGCTCTCTTCATCAATTTTGCCATAGAAGCGCATATATGCCGGTTTTGCTTCTTGCGCTTCTCCAACTACATATTTTAATTCATCTACTTTCATTTGAGCTTTTTCACAAGAATAGGTATCAGCTTCTTTAATGGTTGTAAGTTTGTTATTCGACTTGATCGGTTGGAGGATCAGTTGAAGGCATTTTTACAGAAGGTTCATACTTCGCTACATCTTCGATTTTAGGTTCTTTGTGATTACCATGTGCTTCTGAATCATGTTCTGGTGCATCAGAATGGTTCGTGAATGGTGGCATAACTAAATACCTGTCTACCCATTTGCGATACTGGAAAGAAGAAGATGTTCTAAACCATATCTCGTAGTCAATCCAGTATGGCTGTAGCCCATGATCTAAAGATTCCGGCATATCAAAATAGGTAAGGTTACAACGTTCATTTAATGCTTCTTCGTAATCTTTCGCATCTTGAATTGCATCATTGATCTGTTGAAAAACGCGAAATCCATGTGTCTCAACAATATCGTCACTATTGTTTAAATCATTAAGCACAAATCTGATACGCATAGTGGCACGCCCTTCTCCAATTCTTTGTTGGGCAACTAAATAACGTACATTCACAAACCGAATAAATGCCGCAGGAAAAGGTATAGCATATTCTGTATTACCACGAGTACGAACAATACGTTCAAACTGTCCGTTATCTATTTTTACAGTTTGGAATAGTTTAGGCGAATTATTATCGTTAGGGTCTGTATGTAAGGACTCTAATACACGTTTTACAGCTAAATACACATCCTCTAAAGGGTTGTTGTCTACTTCCTCCAAAGTAGTATCGTCATCATCGGGAAGGGGAGAGGTGTCTTTTGCAAGTGTGTCTTTTAAACTATCCGGTAAATCTGTTTTATACTTATCTACTATCATTTTGGAAAGCCATCAAAAATACGAATACTGTAAGATGAAATTTTATCAGCTACGGTTGTAGAATATCCTATAAATTGCCTTTGTCTAATATAGGATGCTGGAGAACCTGGTTTGGCAATTTTCCCTCCTTCATTATGTATTGCTGCATAACAAAAGTTTCTTCCATATTGCCTATTACTAAATTTGAACATGTCTGGATCTGTGAATAATTTAACACCACGATTCTTATTAGAATGAAAGCGTTCCCATATTATTGAATGTTTTAATGCTCCTGTTTCTTCCAATATAGGGTGTGGCTTATGATTACGTCTGGATTGCCAAGAAAAAGTTCCGGCTGAATTGAACCGCCGGAGATAAAAAGAGTCTCTAAATATTTTTTTTGCGGCATTACCTACCAATGTTTCAAAATTGAATACATTAACTTCAAATTTATTAGGCAATCTCAACCATTGTTGAGCTAATTGTCTTGGAGTTATTACTTTTCCAGCCATTTGTCCTTAATTTTATTAGCAATGGTGCGCAGCCTCTTTTTATGCTTTTTAGGAATAATAAAGTATGAATGTGCATCACTAAATATTCGCCCACCCTTTGCTACACTTTCTTTAAATACTGGATTAACAAAATCGGGCATCTCAATAATTTGTCCCATCACCTGTGATAATTTGGATTGGTTGAGAACGTCAGCACTTTCTTCTACTAGAAAACAACGGCATCCATGTTCAATTGGGGGGATTAACCATGCTGGGAAAGATGCTTTGCGGTAGCTAGTCCCTTCTAATGCAAGGTGCCAAGGGCGCACCCTATTATCTCCCTGTGTCATATATGTTAACACTGTATTATTGCTATACAAAATCCAACCAGCAGCAATTCCCATCGCATATTCAATATCTTCGTTTTCAATATTCGCGTATATGCTATTGTATCTGTGAAAAACATTTTCAGCTTCTGTCAGATCTGCTTCATTGTCAATATTAAAATTGTCTGGAAGGTTCTCCAACATCTGAAATTCTTCAGCTACTGCAAAATCAACAAGATTATCTAATGCAGCTACTAATATATTACGTTGCTCTTTTTCTAATTTGGTTAATCCATCATTGTGATTACGAAGTAATTCCAGTGCTTTTTCAAAGTCCATACCAAAACCTTTGATTGCATGATTCAATGCAAATTCCGCACGTAACGTCATCATTTCTTCTAATAAATCCCAACGATCCTCTATATTGCCATAGTCCTGTAAAAACTTCTGGAAAACAGCGTAGATAGCAAGGTATTCAGCATTCTCTTCATCTTTGTTCGATTTAGATTCTGCAAGGACGGAAGGAGAAGTGCTATCTTTTATTCTCCTTCCATTAGAAAATTTTCAACGTTGCTTGAATTCTTTCGTTCACCACGCCTATGCCCATATCTTTTGTAATATTCTTCATCGGACATAATGCGTCTATCATTGGAACTTCCATTTATGCTCCCGCTATTACTTGCCATTTCCGATATAGCGTTAAATTGTTTCCCTACGACAATACCAAATTCTTTTTCGATTTCATCTGCTGATACTTCATACTTATCTGTAATAAAAGAATATAAGCTAATCTTGTCTTTGTTACTCATTTCTACACGGTTGGCATATTTGAATTCTAATCCCGGCTTGATATATCCCATAGATACTAATCTAGGAACGATCTCTTCATTCATTACATTTTCAATGAAACCGCGATACATTTCTATGCGCTCCCGAAAAATGTCTTGGTGAGCATTTGTTGATCCAACATAAGATTGGGTTGCTCCAGCCATAGATTCAGAGCCAACTATTAGATTAGAAACTTCTGTATTGGCAAAATTTATTAAACTAGTATATATGTGTTCGGAATTTGACATTGTAAATGTCTTAATGTCAATATCATCGTTCAATCCTGTGACTATTATTTTATTCTGAGCCGCATTTGCAATGTTTTGTGCTAATCGTTGTCGATCTTGGATGCTTTCTGATTCAGTCTTACCATGTATGATAGGTTGACCATAAGTATGACTAAAATTAACATAATTAGCAAGAGTGAATTTTTTTGCAAGGATAGTTGGGGTAGTTGCAGAGAATAGCCCCAAGTCACCATTATCAATAAGTATATAATTCTTGGAGTATTGCGATGAAGCAATATCCCATCCAGGATTCCACTGCCCTTGTCTTTGCACAACTCGTAATTGACTTGCCAATACATTTCTTCGCTCAATAATATTTACTTCAGCTAGCTTTCCTGTTAAAGGATTAATATCAGGCATTATTTCTAATAAGGTGTAACCGTACCATTTGGCTTCAACAATACCTTTTATGATTTTAGTGAATTGAGAACCTTGTATCTTTTTGGTTTCTTCTACATCCTTAATATATTTTCCTCGTTCATTTTGTCTTGCCAACATGTATCGTTCGCCTATAATCTGTGATTCTACAGTTTCTAATACTGCACGTAAATGAGCATCCTGCTCTACACATGCTTCGTATAAATCTATCAGTGGACCACGATCATCTAAAACAACCCCGCGTGTTACTTGGGATTGAATGGATTTGTATCTACAATGACGGTCAATCTCCCTAACATATTCTTGAATAGTTTTTTTGCTAGTTTTAAATATGCTTTCTAAAGGAGTGCCGTGAAATGTTGTTTCTGCACTAATTACATTCATATTAAGAGTTTTTGAAAGAATAGATAGCGAGTCTAAAGTTGGTTTCTATATATATGATGGGGTAGAAGTATATGTATTATAATTTGAAATTTATAAGTATCAGTATTATAGATATATAGCTATAAAATATGTGTTAAATATATGATTTTGTATTGTCAATATGATAAAATAAAATATCTTTGCGTCGATAATTTAATGTTTAACAAATAATACGTCATTAAAATGAGTAAAGATTTTAATTATTTTCGCATTAAGATGGCATACAAGGGCACAAATGATCTAGGTGCTATTGTTCCCATCAAATCAGAAGATCTGGTAATGGCTACATGCTATACCGAAGCAGAACAAATCGCATATAAGTTGACTGAAGGAAAAGATGAGTTTGGTGATGTGGATGTAGAAATTGTCCGCACCAAAATTTCAGAAGTTGCTTATAACGATACATTTGCTACTGATACTGAACTAATTTGTGGATTAATATCCTATTTTTTTGAAGAAAGTGAAGATACAGAAGTTGGGTTGTATCAAGTATCTCTTGTTTATTATGATGTGGACGAAAAGACTGGTAAAACCAAAAGTTCCAACAGTACAATTTACGTACCGGCTTATTCTTCATCTGAAGCGATAGAAAATATTCGCACTTACTTAAAACGGGCTGGGGAAACACGTGAATATACTATTCGCAATGTCAAATATGACAAAGCACAATCGGTCATGGTTACACCTGAAACTCATCAAAACAACATTAGGGTATAATGACTTCTCCTAAGGGAACCGGGAAAATTATCAATATCAAATGTACAGAAGTCTCACTCCCGGAATTTCCTAATCTCCTTTTTGGAACTCATTTTGATGGTAGCAGAATTTTTGATGCTACATATTATCTCCAATCTAAAGACCCCGACAATAAATTAAGCATAGAAGACTTCTTTCATAAGTTTGATTTCCAAATCAAGGCTATTGCAGAAACTTACAAGTTGCCTTTAGAGAAACTGGTATCAATCAACACGGAGGGGCATCAATTGATTGACGGATGTTTATGCTATCCGTTTTTATCTTATGTTGATCCGCAATTCTGCGCATATATCAATGAAATAATAGACGAAATGTTTGTTACTGGAGTTGTTGTGTCAGATACACATTTAATTTCGTTGGTAAAGAAAAGGCTTCCTCCAGAATTGCTCAAACAAATTTGGGATGGCAGAGAAGATTTTTCGTAAACCCAAAGCTGTCTTAATATTTAATCGCAGAAAAACATTGGCTCTTATGGCTGCTTCAGTAAATGAGGCAGCTAAAATCAGTGGTTTAAAGCCTGGAAATATTTCTAAGGCTTGTGTCGGTACATTGATTTCCAATGGTATGTATTATTTTAGATATATAGGCAGTGATGTTGAAATAGAGTTATCAGATATAGGTTCATTAAAGTTAGAGGAATATGACAAATTATGTGGTATCGAACGTCAGACATATCCTACGATGGCGATGAATCGTAAAAAATGGAAATATAATAAAAACAATAGAACGTATGAAAGTAAAAGTTTATAGTACATCAAAACATCCGTTGCCTCAATACGCAACTAAGCAATCAGCAGGACTGGACCTAAGAGCAAATATTGATGCTCCAATTACTATTAATCCTAGAGAACGTGTATTGGTTCCAACAGGATTACATATACAACTTCCAGAAGGTTTTGAAGCAAGAATTCAGCCTAGAAGTGGACTAGCCCTTAAAAAAGGAATCACTTGTCTTAATTCTCCAGGATGCGTGGATGCCGACTATCGAGGTGATGTAGGTGTAATTCTTATTAATCATGGAACAGAGCCGTTTACTGTTAATGACGGGGAACGGATTGCTCAAATGATTATCTCTAAATATGAACAAGCAGAATGGGAGCCTGTTTCTTCAATCGAAGATTTAGAGATCACAGAACGCGGTGAACAAGGATTTGGGCATTCAGGAATAAAATAAGAAATATGGGGTACGTTTTATGTGCCCCATTATTTAATTTATAAATATTATAGGATATGGAGCTTAATTTTACAGTTGAAACAAAAGATGTGTTGCTTGATATGATTAAGCGACACAATAAAATGTATCGTATGGGTACGCCAGAAATTTCAGATGCGGAGTATGATGCAGAAATAGAACTATTAAAAACACTTGATCCAGACAATGAATGGTTCAAACATACCGAACCCGCTTTTGTACCTGAAACCCGAAAACGGGCTTTGCCAATCCCAATGAAATCTTTAAATAAAGTAAAGGATATATCAGAACTTAAAAAATGGTATATGTCTTTAGGCTTGAAAGGAAATGCAGGTGTAATATGTATGCCTAAGCTGGATGGTCTTTCTCTACTATATAATGAATTAACTGGTGAGGCATATTCTCGTGGAGGGATAGAAAATGAAGGGCAAGATTGTACTAGCCATTATCGAGCATCCATTCAATGTTATAACCCTGCCAGCAGTTTTCATTATACTTTTGGAGAATTTGTTATCAACAGAAGTGATTGGGAGCAGCATTTTCATGGGAAACGTTCTAAATTCACAGGAGATATTTTTAAATCACCGCGTAACACAGCTGCCGGTCTTTTAAATAGAGATGAGCCATGTGATTATCTTGAACACGCTTCTTTCTTCAGATATGGGGTGGATGAGAGTTCCCTACATGATTATAACAACTTCCATAGTCTGATAGAAACTATTTGTAATATCTATCAACAAGAGCATCTTTACCATTTTGCTTTTATAGATGAACTGAACGAAGAGCTACTGATGAATTTATTCAAAGAGTGGAGTAAGGTATATCCAATTGACGGTATTGTGATTTATATTGATGATTTGCACTTATGGGAAGTTATTGGCAGACATCAAACATCTGGAAATCCATTATATGCTATTGCCTACAAACATCCAGATTTTACAGAATCTTTTGAAACAACAGTTAAGGGTATTGTATGGAAAGTCAGTAAGTCAGGTGCCCTTAAACCTGTGGTCAATATTGAAATGGTTGATACTGGAGATTGTAACATGGAAAATCCTACTGGATATAATGCCGGTTGGATTAATGATCACGAAATAGCGAAGGGGGCTGAAATATTAGTTACCCGTTCTGGAGGGGTAATTCCTAAGATTCTATCAACTCTTAGCCCAGCAACACAAGAAGAACAAGAAAAATTATGGGATGAAATGTCAGAGTGTCCTCATTGTGGTTCATCGACTATGTGGAATGAGAATCACATAGAACTGTGTTGCACTAATCCTAGTTGTCCAGGTGTTCAATTAGCTAAAATTATATTTTTCTATTTGACATGTGGGGCTGAAAATATGGGAGAAGAAACATTATCCAAAATATTCAATGCAGGCTTTACTTCTATACCGGCGATTCTTAACGTTACTTTTAACGATCTGATAAAAATTGAAGGATTCGGAGACAGTATTTCAAATATAATATTGGAGAATAACAGAAAAATCATGCAAGGAGTTGATTTGGCGACTTTAATGCAAGCCAGCGATTGCTTTAAAGGAATAGGAAAAATAAAGGCCCAAAAAATATTGGATGAAATGGATGATGAGGATTTATGCTCGTTCTGTCAAGGGTGGTATATCAATCACGAACCGGATGTTCAAAGCGAAGACTTTAAAAATTGTCCTATAACTGTACAAAACTTATTGTTGGGGTATTTTCCATTTATGGTCTTTTTAGAGGAAACTAAAATACCTTACAAATTGTCTCCAAAGACCGCTGTGCTGGAAGGTAAATGTAAAGGTTTGTCCATCTGTGTATCAGGATTTCGAGATAGTAATCTTGAAGAAGTAATCACCAACGAAGGAGGAAAAATTGTTAGTGGGGTGTCTAAAAAAACAACACATTTGGTGGTGAAGGACAAATCTGCCAACTCATCAAAAATGTCCAAGGCCAAATTATTGGGGATACCAATTTTATCAATTGAAGAATTCTATGAAATTTTGAATAATTAAATTATTGTATTACAATATATTAGCGATTAATATTGATTTAAATTGATATTAATCGCTTCTAAATTTGCATAATTGAATGTAATATCATACTTTTGCATAGAGTAAATGAATTGATATAATTATGGCAAAGAAAAATCAGTTAACTAAAAGTGATTATCTTCCTATGGAAGAATATAAGAAATTACTACGCCTTCTTCATAAGGATCGACAATATTTATGGGAACTATATGCTCGACTGGCATTCTGCACTGCACTACGAGTATCAGATATATTGTCTTTAGCATGGGCTGATATTCTCCATAAAGGTTCATTGACTAAAATTGAGAAGAAAACTGGAAAAGTACGAAAAATCCCATTTAATTTAAGTATTCAAACGAGAATAGAGGAACTTTATATATTGCTTAAACGCCCTAATCCGAATGAATTAATATTTAAAAGCAAATTTACAGGAGTATCTGTCTCTTCCCAATATCTTAATCGGATAATGAAAGAGTGGAAGGCTAAATATAAATTGGATATAGAGAATTTTTCTACGCATACTTTTAGAAAAACATTTGGACGATATGTTTATGATACAAGCGAAAACAAGTCAGAAGCATTGTTACTATTGAACAGGATATTCAATCACTCTAACATTGAAATAACTAAAATATACATCTGCATTAGAGAAGATGAAATAAATTCTATATTCGATTCTATCCGTCTTTAACTTCTTCGCTACATTTTACATTTTGATTTGCACGACATGTGCCCCTATCCTTATTCCATAATCGGATAAATAAAATTGACCATGTTTATACAACAAAAGAGGGGACTGTCTGTATCCCCACCCATCATCATTACTTGTGAATTATGTAATACGCTGGAGAACCTGGATGAATGTAATCCTCCGGGAGATATTTTGCGTATTATGAGTAAACGAAATGTCTGTTCTAAATGTGCTTTCTGGATGGATAAAATAGCTCATCCGGATATAGGTAATGAAGTTATTGGTTCTCATTATTATATTGTATATCCATTTGTAAAACGACCCAATAACGTTATTAAAGGCTCTGAAGGCAAAGAGTTTTATATTCGGCGATTTGATGGAACATTAATCAAATCCAATAATATATGGCATCAAGGTGAAATCCCTGAACATTTTAGAAAGCAATTACCAGATACTGCCAATTTCCTATCATTGATAACTTATACCAAATTATCTAACGACCCTCATAAGTGTCAGGCTAAAGGATGTTGGGATCGCTATAATTGTCTTAGATATAATTTATCTTGCGAACGAGATGGACCTTTCAATAAGATTCCGGCCAATCATACTGTTGGCGATGAAAACTGTCCTTCATTTATAAATATAAACGAATTAAAAATATGATATATGCAATTTTTATACTATGCTTAATATTGTTTGCCATTGCCATTTATGCACTTCGTAAACTATCTAAGCAATACAAAACTCTTCAAGAGATATATTATCTTCAGAAGCTAATGTTATCTCACTCTCAATTTACGAATGATGCCAATGAAATGATTTTATGGAAAATCAGATATGATATATGGTGCTGGAATGAAAACTTAGTAAAAGCAGAAAATTATGAAATGGCACAACAAGCCAAAGTAGCAACTAATATTATAGCTGATATGATAACTTTTTATCGTAACAATTTAAAAGCAGATAATAATGATATATACATTAAAAAATGAGATGGAACGAATGTGGAATCAGTTTGACCATAAAGCGTTTATCTCAAATGATCCTATTCAAATAGTACACCAGATACGGAATCTTTCTGGGAGAACTACAGCGGATATTGAGGTTTGTGCAATATGGACGGCTATGGTTTCATGGGGACAATATAGTCATATAATATATTGTGCAGAGAAGTTGATGGACGTATGTGGATGGGAGCCAGGTAAGTATATTAAATTTGGTGATTTTTATGATATTCCGGACGAATGTAATATTTACCGTACTCTTACAGGAAAAATATTTAAAGAGGTGTGTCATCAATTAAGATACTTCTACAGTAAACACGATTCTATTCAGGAATATTTAAAAAAACATCCCATTTCACTTGATGATTTATTACTCACGTTATGTAATTGGTGTGAACCAGCCCGTCTTGGAAGTCCATATCGTAACTCTGCTTGTAAACGTATTAATATGCTGTTGCGTTGGATGGTTCGTAAAGATGAAATAGATTTAGGAGTATGGCAGACTGACTTAATCAAACCTAAAAAACTATACGCTATTATGGATACCCATGTTGCACAGCAAGCACAACGTATGGGGCTTATATCTTATCCTAAAGAAAGCTGGAAGGCTGTTATGGAACTCACTCATGTTTACCGTCATTGGGATGCAGAGGACCCATTAAAATATGACTTTATATTAATGACAAAAAACTTGAAATAAAATGATTGTTATTCTTTTAATTATTGCATTGTCGCTTGTCTCAATCGCGGCTATAACCATTGTGGTTGCACAGAATACAGCCTGTAAAGATTGTCCTTTTAAACGGACATGCGATGAATTGATGAGCCAAAATCAACTTAACTTGTGCCAACAAAATAATATGCCAAGTCAAAACGAAGAGAAATAATAAATTGATGTATAACGAACTAATTTAATAAAAGTATGGATATAGAAAATAAAAACAGAGTTTCTGTAGAAGATATGAGAGCATGTTATGCTGAAAGATTTCCGTATGCACCCAATAATCAACGCATAGGACGATTTGCAAAACAAATAGGTTTCCGTCTTACCAAACAGATGGTTAAAGGGCAGATTATTAGTTTTTATATAAAAGATGATACAAGTAAATGAGTACGTTTTCCGATAAATTCGATAACCACTGGAAGTGCATTCCATACGCAATGGCAACATTAACATCCAGCGATGGCTTTATGATTTTATTTCATCTGTTACGAAGAGGCTATACGGATGGAGATAAGACAACATGCGCTATATCCAACAAAGAACTAGCTGACGTCATGGGAACTTCTATTAGTTCAGTACGCCGGGCAATAGATACCTTGAAGCAACTTAATCTTATCAGCTGTTCTCAAAATAAAGGGGCACTTTGCACATTCTATGTAAATTGGAGCGAGATACGAGCAATACATAAAGTAAGTTCTCAAATATCAGATAAAGGATGGGTGTATTTGCGAGGCTTGTGCTTAAATAGCGAGGTACGTCCAATTTCAGCGATTCCATTGACCATATTGAACGATGTAGTTCGTCAATATCCACACACTTCGCTCAATATGAACACACCCTCGCTCAATATGAACACACCCTCGCTCAATATGA